TGTGGATGCTCCTCAGCGTGTGAATCACGCTCATATTCACACTGGTGTGATCAACACTGAGTTGGGAAGGTGCAGTATTGCAGAGCTCGAACTCCTCCAGCGGTTGTGTGGTTCCGGCGATGGTGACGTTGCCTTCGGATGTGACGGCGGAGACGGTCCGTTTGGCGTTGGCGTACCAGCGCTTTCAGGATTACTGCCGTCTTGTAACTCCTGATTGGGTTGATGCTCCTCATCTTGACTACCTGTGCAATCGTGCTGAATCGGTTGCTGATGGTCGTTTGCGTCGTTTGGTGATCAACATACCTCCCGGGTATGCTAAGAGTTGGATTTTCTCCCGTTGTTTGCCGTCTTGGTTTTTGATGCGTCATCCTCGTGCTGAGTTCATGCTTTTGTCTTATGGTGACGACCTGGCGACTGAGCATTCCAGTGCTGCTCGGTCGATGTTCGGTGAGTATGCTCCTTTGATGACTGGTTCTGGTATGGCAAAGGATTCGAAGAGTGTGTCCCGTTGGATGGTTGACATGGGTGATGGGAAGCGTTGCGGTGGTATGACGTCCTGTGGGATTGGTTCTTCTGTCACTGGTCGTCGTGCTGATCTGATCGTGGTTGACGATCCTTACAAGAACTGGGACGAGGCGAACTCTGAGAGTGTCCGTGATCGGGTTTGGGATGCTTATCGGTCTGTGATTCGCAGTCGGTTGCGTCCTGGTGGTCGCATTATCGTGATTCAGACTCGTTGGCACAAGGATGATCTGACTGGGCGTCTTTTGACGCATGCTGGTGGGATGAAGTGGGAGCTGTGCAAGTTGCCGGCGCGGGCTGTGGCTGGAGATATGCTGGGTCGTGTGCCTGGTGAGGCTTTGTGGCCTGCTATGTATAACGACCAGGAGTTATTGGAGATTGAGGGTGATATTGGGCCTGTATTCTGGGCGTGTCAGTTTCAGCAGGCTCCTGAGGAGCCGGAGGGTCGGTTTTTCAGAAAATCGTGGTTTCGATACTGGTATATGGACAGCGGGGATTATGTTTTGCTTACTGACGAGGGCGAGGTGCGGTATTCGTCTGGCGAGTGTGTGACTGTGCAGACTGTGGACCCAAATTTGACTGATTCTGTGAGTTCGGATTACTTTTGTCAGGCGGCTTGGGCGTTATGTCCTGGCGGTGAAGTGTTGCTTCTGGGTGTTCAGCGAGAGCGTATTGAGACTACTGCTCACGTTGATGAGGTGATTTCGTTCTACGATCGTTGGACGTGTAGTTGTATTTTGTTGTCGAAGCGTTCTTCTGGCATGAATCTGTTTCAGGAGTTGGATGATTTGGGATATCCTTTAGAGGAGGTTGTTGAGGATGTTTCGAAGTTGTCACGGAGCATCGTTGTAATGAGGAAATATCGACGTGGCCAGGTCTTTCATTTGCGGGATGCTGCTTGGTTGAGCGATATCGAGGGCGAGTTGAAGGAGTTCCCTGGTGGCCGTAATGATGATTTCGTTGACAATGCGTCTGCGGTTGGCATATACTCATCACGGATTGGTTTCGGAATGTCTGATGGAATTGTAAGTGGGGGTGTTCAGCGTGTGGGGTCTACCTTTGGTCTTCGGGAAGGCTTCTTCGGTGAAGGTGGCGTTGCCGGTTGAGGATGTCGGCCCTGATGCTAGTGTCGGTGGGTCATTTCTGGGTTGGGCTAATCCTGATGACCTGGTTGGTTCCAAAGGTCTTGAGATATATTCGACGATGGAGAAGAACGCGCAGATTAGCGCGTGTTTGGCAGTCAAGAAGGCGTCTGTCTTGTCTCGTGGGTGGGAGATAATGGCTGCGGCTGATTCCGGTTCTGCCGGTGAGGAGGTCGCGGCTTTTTGTCGTTATGTGGTCAAGTGGATGGATGGTTCTTTGTTCAGGGTGCTGGATGACGTATGCGATGCGCTTTCGTATGGATACAGTATCCAGGCGTTGGTGTGGGATGTGATTCGGACTGGTGAGTTTGCTGGAAAGATGGCGCCTCGGTTCATAAGGTCGAAGGATCCGCAGGATTGGACGTTTGAGGTTGATCAGTACCATAAAGTGACGGCTCTGGTGCATACCCCGAGCGGGGAGAAGCATGCTCCGGAGGGGTTCATCGTTTACACGTACCGTGGGAAGTATGGCAATCCGTACGGGGAATCTGATCTTCGTCATGCGTATCGGAATTGGTGGTCGGTTGATTTCATTGAGCGGTTCTGGAATCTGTATCTGGAGAAGTTCGGTGCGCCGACGGTGAAGGGTGAGTACAGGCGGGGTTTGACCGCGGCGGCGAAGTCGTTGTTCCTCCAAGCGTTGTCTGCGGTGCAGTCGAAGTCTGCTGTAATATTCCCCGATGATATGAAGGTATCTCTCCTGGAGACGATTAGACAGGGGGAATCGGGTTTTCGGTTGGCTTGTGAGTATCATAACCGTCAGATAGCGAAGGCTATTCTCAATCAGACGTTGATAACTGATGATGGCGGTGGTGTCGGGTCGTTTGCTCTGGCCAAGGTGCATTTAGACGTGTTGCGGATGTGCCTTCGTGGCCTGAAGCAGGATTTGGAAGAAACCGTCATGCTTGAGCAGTTTCTTCGCCCTTTGACGGTGGCGAATTATGGCACTGAAGCTCCGGTCCCGGTGTTTTCTTTAGGGCCGTTGGAAGACAGAGAGATCGAACCTTTGTCACGGGCTGCTCGTGACATCGTTGAGTCTGGTATACTCAAGAGTGACAGCCCGTGGCTTCGATCATTCTTGGGAATTGTTGCTGGCGGGCCGGCTGGAGAGGGCGTGGGTCGGCAGATCGGCACTCTGCCGACTGTTCAGCGCGCGCGGGTCGATGGTGATACGAATGACGGAAAGGTATCGGTGGGGTAATGGCGACTTCTATCACGCATGAGGATGTGAAACCGAGGATTGGCGTACCGACTGCCACCACGACCTATGACACGGAGTTGGATACGATATGCACGGCGTGTGCTGGCGGGGTGGATGCGGCTATCGATGCTTCTTTTCTGACATCGGCGGCGGCGGCGGTGAAGTTGGCGGCTATCGACATTTCGGCTGGTTCTTGTATCATTGGAATGATGGACAGGCCCGGGTATGCTGAGGTGATCACGGCTCAGGGTGTGGCTATGGGCGGTCTGGACAAGGTTCATGCTGACAAGCTTATCAAGGCTGGTTGGGATGCTCTGAAGCAGTTTTTGCTTGTGAATGCGACTAAGACGGCGGCTGAAGTGGCTGCCCTGGTGAAGGTGGCAGATTCCGCGGAGTGTGATATGTCTGATGCGGTAATGGTGTTTGGCGTAGATACGGGGAACTACGAATTTTGAGCGTTTTATCTGTTCGGATGGATGCGTTGATAGACCGGATGGGCGAAGCGGTTACCTGGACGAAGTTGAACGGGTCTGCGGGGTCGTTCGCGCATAATGGCATTGTCCGGCAGGCTGAGGGCGGCATTATCTCGATGTATTTCGACACTGTCGAGCAGATGGCTCTTACTCGGCCAGTTCTGGCTGTGATATGTAAGGCTGGGACGTCTGTGATTGCGAATGACACTTTCACGAGGGATAGCGTGAATTACATCTGTGTGAAGGTTGGGATTGGTCGTTTCGGCAATGAGATATCGAGCAAGTGCGCTTTGATGAATGTGGTTTAGGGGTTTAGATGAGGAAGCAGAGGGTTCCTGACTACCTGAAGGCTGACTGTGCAAACCGGAGTGTGCGGAAGTTGGCGCCTCAGTTCGTGGTGTTGCATCATACTGGTGCGTGTGGGATGGGTAATCTGACATGGTTGCAGGGTAAAACGTCTCGGGTGTCGTGTGATTTCTTGGTTATGCGGTCTGGGTTGGTATACAAGCTCAATCCTCAATTGTCGGAGTGGTATACCTGGCATTCCGGTGAGTCCCGCGTCGGCAAGGTTCAGGATGTGAATCCTCGGTCGTTTGGAGTTGAGTTGGAGCATGCTCCTGGTCAGGATTGGCCTGAAAAGCAGTTGTCTGCTTGCTTGGGTGTCGTGGCGTATCTGGTGTGGCGTTTCGACATGAAGTTTTCAGGGGTGATGGGTCATGCTGATGTAGCTTGGCCGCGTGGTCGAAAGATGGACCCGGAGGGTTTTCCGTGGGCTGCGTTCCGTGCTGATCTGGCTGTGAGGTTGGAGGTGTAGTTGTGCTGAGCGGAGAAACTGCGATTGTCGCTGGGGTAGGTGGTTTCGTCGGGATGGCCGGTGCCTTGGGTTACGGGTTTAAGCTGATGGTGGAGATCATTGGGAAGCAGTTAACCGTACAGAACACGGCGATTGTGGTCTTAGAGTCTGGTATTCTGGAACGGCTGAATCAGCATGTGGCTGATTGTG